TTTCCCTTTTTCTTTTACTCTTTTTTACCTTCCTTCTTTATTCGGTTTTTTTGGTTCTTTTTTATTAGAATAGCACCGAAGAACTCGGTGTTTTGATGCCGAAATGAAATGTGCTTAGTTTAGCGAGAATCTCGATACTTTGGTCCCGAGGGTGTTCAATATTTCTTCTTATTGAAGAAATATTCTTAATAAATCGGAGACCTGGAAAACCAACATGGAGTGATAGGAGTTTTTGCACCATTAGCTCAGTTGGTAGAGCGCCTGACTCTTAATCAGGGTGTCCAGGGTTCGAGTCCCTGATGGTGTACCAGTGAGGCGTTAGTTAATGGAACTGATGTCGAAAGATGAAAATTTATGTATTAACATCAGTTCGAAAACTACGCTTAAAAGAAACATTTTGAGACCGAACCCGGTTTTGAAGTGTTTTTTTATTTGCTGTAAATCTACAATTATTAACCCCATTTTTTAACCAACATCTACACGTTGCTCTTTGTAATTTTCTTCCCTACCGAAAACTTTTAGCATTTGATGTTTCATTTGCTTTGGCATATGAGGAAGGCTTACGTTATTAACAAACTTGTAGCAAATTTCAATTTCTTGCTCTTTGAAACCATCCACCATTTCATAATGTCCAATCGTAATGTGGTCTATAAAGGTTTGCAGGATTTGAAGGTTTAGCTCTTTAATTTCAATAAATTTTCTTGCAGCCTTCAAAAACTTGTCGCTGTTAAGCTCGTGGGTTTCTTCCTCTTTAACCACTTTTTCAAGATTTTTAATTTGCTGTTTGACTTCAAGCTGCTCGTCTTCAAATCGGTTAGACATTTTTGTAAATCGTTCTTCATTGAGAACACCAGCAACTTTATCCTCATACAAATTTTCAATAATACGGTCTATTTCTTTTTGCCTGAGAAGCAAATCATCAAATCTTTTGCGATTTTTCTTTTGAGTTGTTTGAATCCTTTTGTAATTCTCACTTGTTACAATTTTTACAAATTCGTCTTCAAATTCGTTAGCAAAACCTGAAATTTCAATAATATGGTTTTTCACATATTCGTTTAAAAAATCTGCTCGAATGTGATGTGATTTAGAACACAGCCCATTTTTTACATAAAAGTTTTTGCAGGAGAAGTAGTGATTTGCCTGCCCACTATACCCAAAGCTTGTTTTATAAGTAAGATTTGCCCCACAATCTACGCATCTTAGAAAACCAGCAAAGATATTTTTTGGGGCGACTTTTGGTTTTCTGATTTTGTTATTAAAAGTTTTTTGCACTTCTTCGAAAGTATCGCGGTCAACTATTGGCTCATGAACATTCTTGTGAATCTCCCAATTTTCAGGCGCATTTTTAAATCGTTTTTTAATTTTGAATTTTTTAAAATTTTTGAAATTCACAACATCACCGCAGTAAGATTGATTGCTTAGAATTCGTTTAATACCAGTTTCCGACCAAATATAGTCTCCTAAAATCTTTACAGTAGCTATCCTCCCAAAGTTCCACATTTCCTTGTTTTATTGAACCTAAAACCCTGTTTTCTAAGTGGTCTAATAAACAGTGAACATCACCGGTTTTTTCCAATGCCCGTTGAAATGTTTTTGGCATAATTTGTTCTACAAAATATTCGCCCCAGTCATTTATCATCGGGCGAGAATCCCTTGCAACCGCGTTCACATACCCATCCAATACAACACTATCATTCCTAAGTTCTATTCGCATTTTCATCACCTCCCAAATTTCCCATATTCGCTATTTGTCCGGTATTTGGCGTAAACACTGTTTCTGTTGCCGGGTCGTATAAAACATCTTTTAAACCAAGCGTGTAATAATTAAATCCTCTTGGTTCTAAATCTTCATAATAACGGCATTCATCTATTGTCATTAAGTTGCAGGATAAAGCTGTTTTATACGCTTCAAACCTTGTTTTCATATCACCTTTCGTTATTCCTTTTGTATCAAAACTAAAATATAAATTATCTTTTTCTTTTTCTAACAAAAAATCGCGGTTTAATGCACATTCAATAGTTGTTAAAATCGGCATTACCGCTTGTTTTATAAATAAATCATAATCATTCTCACTTGGTACACCAAACACACTGTAAATGGCTTCTGTGGCTGCTTTTTTATTTTCGTTAAGCTGCATTTCTACGCTTGATTGGCTGGCTTCTTGAAACGTTAAACCATCATTCAAAACTATCATATTATTTTCGCTATCGTTAGAGTTCATGCGAATCCAAGCGTTTTTAAGTTCTTGCATACTTTCTTTTGTTAAACGATTTTTGGCGTTTATAAAGCCTTTTTTGTTACCGCCAGTAGAAACAAGCGTTTTTTCAAAGATTAGCGTATTATATGCTGTGCTTAATGACTCCCGGTTTTCTTCAATTATACCGCGCCCGGCTGCTCCATCTTCGGTTGACCGCAATATCTTTAAGAATTCAAACGGCTTATATTGCGCACCCATAACTGAAATATCAAAATCTTTAAAAACAGGGTCATTATTTTTTAAAATACTAATCTGATTTGCCGGAATATAATTTACGGAAATAAATTTATTGCGCTTTTTATTTATATACGCATATCCATTGCCTTTTAGCAAATAATCCCGAACCAACGCGCGCTTGAATTGCACACCGTCCAACGTATCTTTTGTATCATCATTTAAAAGCGATGGTCTAATATCGTCCATGACTTCTACCGTTCGGGGCTTGCCATTTTCTATTTCTTCCCTATAAAGTTTTACCGGAATCATAGAAACTGTTTCGCATATCAAATTTATACATGCTGCTACTGCCGGAATTTCCATTGCTTTTTTAGCGTTCATTTCTGTACCATAAATTAATGACTGTAATAACACATCATCTAGTGTTGGCGTTATTTTTGGTGCATCGCGAGTTTTGAATTTAAACAAGTCTAAAATTTTCATTTTGTTTTCACCTCTTAAAAATTTGTATTAAAAAACCACTCCAACCAAGTGAAGCGGTAATAATAATTGCAGTAAAAATTAAATTAATAAATTTTCCCAGTTTTTTGGGAAACCAATATCATTTAAACTTATATATTCTGAATATTCTTCGACTAGAGATTTTAAATTTACAAAAAAGTTATTATGCCAAGCGTCTAAGTTTGAATACAAAAATTTTAACATTAACAATTGTTCAAATAATTTTGCCGTTGATTTAAATTTGAATTTTGGATTTAATTTTGGTCTGCTTGTAAAATTCAATCCATATAATCTCGCATAATGAGCGCATTTGTTTCTTAAAACTGTTAATGACTTTAAGCAACTTTCAACACAAATATAGCTTTTTATTCCAAATAGTTTTTTAGAAATTTCTTTTTTGTCATTGGTTTTCATATCGGCGTAAAATTTAGAAAGCATACCGATAGTAAAGAACTCAATTATTACCCACAATGGAATGTTTCCATCGTACTTTTTATTGTGGTGAATTATTATTGAGTTTTTCCTGTTTTTATATATACATTCAAAATTTTTCTTTTCTATAAATGCTGCGTGATTGTGATACTCACTGAATGAACTTGCTTCCAAATATCCTAAATTACCGTATTTTTCAGAATGGTAGTGTGCTAACTGCGACCTCAAAAACGTTTCGATTTCTTCAATTATAGAAAAAATCAAAATTCTTAATTTTCTATCAAATTCATAAATCTTGCATACTCTATTAAAATTCACACCCTGAACATATGTACCATCAACATTCTTAAATGGTAAAAAATACGCGGAAAGGCTATAATAATTTACAGCATTTAAAATTTTTAAACATTGTTTTTTGTCTGATACAATAAACCCTTTTTGCTCAATGAGTTCCATTTGCTTTTCAAAGTTACAAAATTTCTTGTTTTCCAAGGCTAGCACTCCAATAATTAAAAGTCTCCCAATGGGTCACATAAACAAAAGTTTAGAGGTGCAGGGAGTCCTGTTAATATTATTATACGCTATACATACAAAAAAATCAACTACAAATTTTTGGATTTTTTTAAATCACCTGAACTGCCCAAGAATTATCGTTAAATATGACGTCCTGTTGCAAAAGATAAACCGCATTAATTAACGCAACAACCATATCGACTTTGCCAGAAGATTTTTTCTTTGTGACATAACGGTTTAAATTAGTATCAAATGTGCATTTCGCGTTTTCAAAATTAATTTCAAGCAAAGTATTTCTCTCATACATAAACTCCCCATTTGTAATTTTTTCGGTTAATAATTTTGTTGGCGGGTGTAAAGTATCGCTATGTTGCCTTATTTCAATGGTATTATATTTTTGATTCCATTTTTGCGCACTACTCATGGCATTATACCTATCAAAACCAATAGCACGCACGGTTACACCATATTTTTCTTCAATGCTAAAAACAAAATTTTCCACGAAACCATAATCGATTGTTTTATATCCACACGGAAAGCATTTTTGTATCAATGAATCGCCTGTAATCAAGCTTTTCTGTTTTGTTTTTTTCTTCGATTCTGCCCTCCGGAATAAAGCAAAAAGAATCTGCAAGAATGCAATTGTCTTCATCTACTGCAACCATTGCAACAGAAGTATTATCAACGCTCATACTTAAATCCACTCCAAGATAAACCTCACGACCTTTCCAATCAATTTTATTTGTCCTGCGATTTAACAAATCTTTTATATCAATAAAATTTTCTGTACCGCCGCCGGAATAAATAATATTGCAGTGTTTTGTTAAAAAGTTCTCTTTTGCTGAATTCAGCGCAATTGCTCTTGCTCTCTTTTTGATTAAATCATCCCATATTTCGGGGATTTCAAGTGCTACCGGATTTGCATGTTTTAAAATCAAATCATCTGTCATCCACTCCTCTGTTTCATCAGGCTCATATAATAACGCAAACAGCGTTTCGTCTGCTTCTACGCTGTCTAAAATTCTTTTTGCATAACTGATTTCTTCTTCAAAAGGATTGTGAATTGTCGCATATTTTGTTGAAATTATGCAACCAAGTTTAGTTAAAATGTTAAGCTGTCCAGACCGCATGGATTCAATCGCGGAATTGTTTGGCAAAGCCCCAACTTCATCAGCCAAAAATACATTTGGAAGTTTGCCGTCCATTCTTGAATTACTGTAATTTAGCGGAATGTAGCGATTTTCATTTGCGTTAAATTGAATGTAATCCCTTAAAATCTTAAATCTTGGCATTTCATTTTTCAGATAAACAAGCGGACTGGATTTTAAAATTTCTTCAATTGCGGTTTTAACTTCACGGCTGAGTGACCCATCCGGCGCAACGCTGTAAAACTTTGAAAACTTTGGCTCTAACAAAAACAAAAGTATAAAAATCGTAGCAACGGTAAAAGTTTTGAAATTTTTACGACCGATTTCTAAAATTGCTGTTTCATATTTTCTTTTTTGCGTGTTTTCTCGATGTACAATACATAAAATTGATGTATAAAATAGCCATTGAAAACCGCATGAGCAATCATAAATTGATTCACCGCTTCTTAAACCTCTGGGCATTATCAGCATTTTCAGAGCATTTTCAATCATCTTTAATTTTTCAAAATCCAAGAAGCATTGTTTATCTTTCCCTTCAAGAATATTTAAAAACTTTTGACACTGAATTATCACATACTTTGGCGCAGGAACAATGCCCGAAATTACCGATTTTGCATATTTTTCGGCTTTTATCATGTTGGAATCGGTTTCTTTCCTGTAAGATAATCAAGAAGTGGGTCGGGTTCATTATTGCCTTCACTTCTTAACGTTGTAATAATTTTCACAAGCGTTGAAACTGTCTTATTTGCACTATCTGTTGTGCGGTTGTAATCGGTAATTGCAGGATTAGAGCATATATTTTTTCTGCCTTTCACGTACTCTTTTGTAACTGTCATACCTTCGTCTTTTATAACTTTTTCCAAATCATTTAAAATTCCAAGCTGCACTTGATACCGCTTAAATGTTGTGATAAAGAAAAAATTTTGCTCAACTCCGTGCTTTTCTGCGATTTGCAAGATTTTTTGTGCTTGTTCGTTTAGATTTTGTTTTGTCATCTCTTAATCCTCCTTAAAAAATTGTAAATAAATTTGTTCTGCTATTTTTTTCATCATGAGTGGCGGCACACTCATACCACAGACATACTGAACGTTTTGACCGCAAAAATCATAATCCTGTGGAAAAGTTTGAATTGTTATATAGTCTTTTGCACTCGGTATTCCTGGCACATCAAATCTGAAAAATTCACCGCTTGCAGTGATTGTTTGAGGCACTTTATCAGGATGCAGAAAAACCGCATTAAATCTTGAATTTCTTCCCTCGGTTCTTTTTAAAACATCTGAAAACTTTGTGTCTGTGCTATTTTTTAAAGACCATATTTTATATGACTGTGTACTTTTATTGATTGGTTTGTAATTATTGTCTGCAAATTCGCCGTATTTTATAGGCTTTTCTTTGAATTGAAGTTTTAATTTTGGAAAATTCAAATCTTTTTTTGAAGCGATAAAAAATAGACGCTCCCGTCTTTGCGGAACGCCCATTGAAGCAGCATTTAAAAGAAAAATTTGCACTTTATATCCAATCTCATTAAATTTTTTGATAATTTCACTCACATAGCCTTTGGATTTCCCTCTCATCATACCTTTAACATTTTCAGCAACTATAACTTTTGGTTTTATGCGGTTTGCGAAGTTTATAAAATGAATAAAAAGGTCATCTAACTTTTGTTTTTCCTGTCCTTCTCGAAACTTCTTTTTTGTGTTCCATACTTTATCACGGAGTCCTGCACTTGAAAATGCGGAACACGGTGGGGAGCCGTCTAAAATATCTAAATTATAAAGTTCTTCCGGTATTGGTTTATTTACCATTTCTCTAATATCACAGCGAAAATTATGTTTTGGATTAAAATTCTTGATATACATTTTATTGATTTTAGCATCAATTTCATTGTTGCCAATTACATCAAAGCCTGCCAGTTTATATCCCATGCATGAACCGCCACCACATGAAAAACAAGAAAAAACTTTTAAATTGTTTCTGGCTACATTTTTTAAATCTGATAAATTCCAAATATATTCTCTATTCATCATTCCACCTAAACTTACAGCGAGGGCATTCATGATTAAAGTTATCTTCTGAAAAATCCTCTGCATCAATCTCTTTATTTTCTGCTTCTTTGGGTTCTTCTATGGCTTCAAATAAAAGTTCAAATCCAAAATCGCTCATATCAATATTTTCAATTTCACCAAGCTCGATATTTAAAATATCAAAATCAAAACCTGTGTTCATTGTAAGTTTGTTATGTGCCAAAATATATGCTTTTTTCTGTTCTTCGTTTAAATGTGATAGTCTAATTACCTCAACATCTTTTTGCTTTAATTCTTTAAAAGCAAAGTATCTGCCGTGACCTTCTATAATCACATTATTTTCATCAATCGCAATAGGGTCATTGTTTCCGAACGCTTCAATTGATTGTTTTATTTGCTGAATTTGTTCGGGCGGATGCAGCTTTGCGTTGTTTTTATAGGGTTTGATTTTATTTATACTTATTTTTTCAATTTCCATTTTTATACGCTCCAATCATTGATGTTGTCTAGCTTTAAGGCTGTTTTTCCAAAATCTCACGGAAAAGTTCTGTCGGTGTAAATATTCCCCCATGGTTGGTGTGGAAAAAAGTTTATAGTTTTTTTCTTGACGGTAGGGGGGATTAGCTTTTGTTTTCTTGTTCTTTAATTATTTTCTGTATCTTTAACAATGGTATTTTATAGTTGTCCGCCATTCTATGATGTTCAGCGCATATCGTTATCAAATTATTGTTATCCAAATGTCCACTATCACTTTCTATAACTGGAATAGCATGGTGAACTTGTATGTTTTCATATTGATACTGAAACCGTGGATTATACAGATTTCTAATACATACTTGGCATAAATGCTTGTCGCGTTTTTTTATTTCTTCGCGCTTTTGCTGCCATGTTATACTATTTCTAAATCGCACAGCTTTGGTATTTCTTTTTTGATTTGCTGGCTTTTTATCG